CCATAGTTTACCCATTCATTACGCTTATCTTCCGTAACTATTGGCGATGTATATGCAGATAATTCTATAACGTGGTTACTAGTCATTTAATATAAATTGGTTTGTTGTTGTATTTTCTGTATATCTTCCATCATTTACGCTATATTCACGTACATCTGCAAACCCTTGTGAAGTAGCAATTTGTGCTGTACAGAATATTTTACCCTTCCATGTGTAATAAGCAATTGAATTATAGTAAAGAACAGCTTTATAAGTATGTCCTTCCTTTAATGCGGGATTGATAGTGATAGTGACAGTATCGTAATAATTCCCAGCAGTCGTGCCTGTTAAATCAATTACCCTAGCTATGTTTGTTTCTTCATCTGTTATCTGTAGCTTATTAGCTCTAGGCAATGCGCTTAAATTCGTCAGTCTTTGTGTGACTACGAAACCTTGAACGGATGTTGTTGGCTCTAATACTATCATGTATATATAACTTAAAGAATTACATTTTGTTTTAAACACAAAAAGGGATGCCGAACTTAATCGACACCCCTTCTTAGCCTAGTGAACTATTTTAGGCTATGAAGTAACCATTGTAGCACTTGTAAATAACGCTAACATCGCAGTTGATGTAGACGCATTCAAGAAGTTAGCAGGAACTTTTTCATCAGCTACGAAATTCAAAGAATATCCTGAAGCAGATTTCATTTCACCACCTGTTGAAATTGTACCCCCTACAACATCTGCACCTTGCTCAAGTCCCATAATGAAGAATTGGTCATTATTAGTCTGTACCACGATGTGAGGACGTCCATAAGACAATAATTTAATTTGCTTATGAGTAGCAATATCTTGGTGCTTTAATCTAATGTTTAATTTTTGACTGAAATAAGTAGTGCCAGCATTACGATCAGACACTACATCTTGGTCAAAAGTATTGTCTACTCCTTTTAATTCATATTTATACAAGACATCTACATTCGTAATTGCTGTAATCATATCTGTATTTGTAGCGTCGTACGTTATATCTGCTCGAGCTATTTGGTAGTTAATGAAGTAAACTGCTTTAAGACCTCCAACTTGGTCTTTGCACTCTTCTAATCTACCTTTTGCAATATCACATGCCATGAGTTTATAGTTTTAATGTTTATAAAAAAAGGGAGGAGTATATCCCCTCCCCTAGTATTGAAAATCAGTCAGTTACTAATTTGCGGAATTGGTGATTCCGTAAGTCACGATATCTGATACTGAGTGGTAGTTAACTGCGTAACCAGCTCTCATTACGATTCTTACATTGTCATCCCCTAAAGTTTCAGCAGTATCAATCAAACGTACTTCGTTAGCGTCGTTTAACAAACCACAACCAAAGAATAAGTTAGAAGTTTGAGCAGCGATTGCTTGGTTAGCAGTCAATCCGTTTGCTACGAATAATGGAATACCATCAAAAGTCAATTGACCATTGTTATACCATTGCGTCCCTTTGTTATCAGAACCATTAGCACCTAATCCTGAAGCTCCAAATCCACCTAATGCACGAACATATAATTTAGCGATGTTTTGAGATACATAAAGTTTCAAATCATCTTTACCATATAATGCAGCTGGAATTGCGTCAACAATTTTTCCTAATTCAGCAATAACGTTAGCAGCAGTAACAGTTGTTCCAGCAACCTCATTTGCGGTTGGCAATGAAGCGTCAGCAGTTAATAATGTCATGATACCAGCAACTTGTCCGTCAGTAGCATTAACACCATTCCAAATAGATACCTCAATCGCAGCAGCAACTTTCTCTACTACGAATGCAAGTAAGTAATCAGCGAAAGATTTAGCTAATACTTTGTTTGCAGAATAACCCATTTCTTCAGATTGCCAAGAAGTGATGTAGTCTTTTTTACATAAAGATAAATTAACTTGGAAATTCTCTAAAGTCAATGTACGCTCTGTAATAGTTACAGTTGAAGTAGCAGAGAAATCACAGCTCGCATTTGCAAGAAGCCCGTCCGTACTCAATTTGTTAATAACCGCTTTGTACGCGATGTTAGGCATGATAGTCATACCTCCGTTTGCTAATGTGTTACCGCTTAATAAAGCAGCTTTTACCCACATTCCTGAATGTTGACCAGAATATGAAGTCGTTAATGATGTTGTAGTTGCCATAGTTTATTTTATTTATAAATTGTTTCTAAAATGTTGTCGCGAATACTTCTCGCTTTACCTGGTGTTAAGTCGATGTGATCAACTGTTTTTGAATTCTCAGGATTGAATTGTATAGGTTTTGGCTCTTCTGTAAGCTCTACAACCACCTCTTCTGTAACCTTAGAAAGCTCTACAATCTTAGCTTCTAACTCTGCAATCTTTTCTTCTAATGCGGAGAAATGTTGCTCTTCAACTTGTGAACGTACGATTTTTTTAACCTTCGTTTGTTCAGGTGTTTTTTCAGCTTCAACAGGAATCTCTTCCTCTTTAGGCTCTTCAGTGTTCTCTTCAGTAGCTTCAACGATTGAATCAATGATTCCCTCTTCTTTTACTACTAAGATTTTGCCATCTTCCAATTCGTACTTATCTACAGGAAGTGGCACAGGTTCAGCATCAGGAACTACGATAAATACGTTTTGTCCTGGCTCGAATGCGTCTGCTTGGATGGTTGTTATACCATCAGGCAAAACTTGGTCTTCTAATTTCGTATCTAAAACTTCAGGCTCAACACCTGTAAGTTCAATAAGAAAGTTTTTAACCTTTTTTAAAAGTGTTTCTTTTTCCATACTTTATTAACTAATTATTAAATAGTTTGTTTTAAATTACCCCCTAGATTCAGAGATAACTCTCTCAACTACAACGTGATTAATAGTCGCTACGGATTGTCCTAACTCGCTTCCAATCCCTTGCGCTTGTAGTGATCCGTCACAACATTCAGTAGAGTATTTTCCATCCTTACATAGACAGCCCCTTTTACCGCCTTTTGGTGATGACCTTGAAACTTTTACTTTTTTTTCCATTTATATTTCAGTTATGATTACATTTAAATGAACCAAAGTAACATTGTTTGAACTTTGATTTTTTACCCATACTTCAACATAGTCATTTACATCTAAATTGACTATTGTTTGTATGTGAATTGTTGATGCTTTACCACTTGATGAACAAGTAACATCCATCTCACTAGAATCTACTATCACCCCGTTTTTATAAAAAGCAAAATTAAGTATATTATTATTTCCACTTGTAACTGAAACAGATGCTTCTAATTTGCAATTTCTATTAGTATTTAAGTTTGTTATTCTATTATTTGTATGTTGAAAATTATCGTTATAAAGTCCTAACGTAGTAGTTGTGTTTAATTTATAAAAGTTAGTTGTCGTAATGGTTGTTACGCTAGTTCCTAAATGGTCGTAATAATTTAGAAATGAATTGAATTTACTTCTTAATATTCTGCGTAACTCGTCCGAACCATCATCAAAATACAAATAGTTTGTAGACTCAATATGTGTCGAATCATTATATCTTACATAGTGTGGATATAAACTCATAGTTTTTCTAGTAAGTCTTTAATCTCATTTAGTACATCGTCTTGCATTTCTAATTGCTCTAAGCCATCGTATTTACCTTCAATACTAAATCCGTTGAATTTACCATCTTTAATGCCTTGATAAACCTCCTCGTTGTAAACTTTCATCTTTACAACCCAAGCACCTACAGGAGCATTAAGTTTATAGATATTAGACTTATCGTTCTTACTATCTTCAACAATCCATGACTCAATTAAAGCAACACCATCAACGTTTTCTGCATGGTCAACTGTTACATTATTTCCGTACAATTTCTTCATGTAAAGTTCCTGTGTTTTAGCAATTGTTTCAGCACTAAATGAGACCGTGAATTCTTTATCTTTAATACGTCTTAAAATCTTCTTTTCAGGTACCAATGCAAGACCAATTACCTCACGTTTATTCTCGTCGATAACTTTCATTTGCACTTCCATTTCAGAAAGCAAAATAAACGGCTCCTCAATGGCAGGCCTGTCGACAAAACTAATTGCGAAGACACCTTGCTCTTTCTCGTCCTTAATTGTAAGCTCTATGTTCTGTAACTTTTCCATATTATTATAACTTAAATTGTAGCGTTTTGTATTTTTTTCTTATCTAACATTTGCTGTGTCGTAACGTC